ACTCCTCCGCCGGATGGTCAAAGTCCCAACTGTGGGACCACGCCACTCGTGGCTCAAGGTATTTCTACCTTCGCCACGTGGCGAAATCCATAAAACCGGAAGAATCCGCAGCCCTCTCGCACGGGACGCGGCTTCACAGGTGGCTGGAGGTCGGGGACCAGCTGTTCGACGAGCTGGTCGTCCCGCCCGCCGACGCCCTGACCGACACCGGGCTGATCGGGAAGAAGGCCCATCAGTGGGCATCCGAGAACGCGGCCGGCCGACAGGTCGTCACGCCTCGTGAGTTCGGCCAACTCCGCAACGAGGTGGCCGCCATCAGGGCGCACAAGGCGGCGCGCCGGCTCATCGAGTCGGCCATCGCCAACGAGATCAGCGTTCGCTGGATCTCGCCAGACGGAGACAGCCTGCGGTGCAGACCTGACCTCTGCACCGACGAGGCGTGGGTCGATCTCAAGACGACGCGAGAGGAGGACATCCTCGCTTCGTTTTGGAACAGCGTAAGGGACTACGGCTACCACGCGCAGGACGCGCACTACCAGTGGGGAATGGAGGCGCTGGGCATGGAAGCCCGGCCCCTCATCTTCATCGTCGTCTCCACCTCCTCGCAGCACGACTGCCAGGTGGTCACCCTCCCGCCCGAGATGGTCGCCGCAGGTCGGCGCCGTCTCCTGCAATCTCTTGCGGACATTCGACTCCGCATGGACCTCGACTACTGGCTGCCGGACCAGCATGGCGAGGTCGTGGAACTTCCAGTGCCGGCACATGTACTGCGGAGCCTGACATGAACGAATCGAACGGAGTGCCGGTCAAGAAGATTTACGCCGTCCTCAACCGCTGCCCGAACGGCACCGGCAAGATCGCGGAGGCCCTTGCGAAAGCGGTCCCCAACATCCAGCCGCTGGTCCGCAACCGGAGCAGCCATTTCGCCAAAAAGGACCCAAAAACAGGACAGCCACTCAAGGACTACGCCGACCTGGCGCAGTGCCACAAGGTGGCCGCCAGGTCGCTGGCCGATCAGGGGCTGGTGGTGGTCCAGACGCTGACCAACAACACGGACGGCGACCTCGTCCTGTGCACCCAGCTGCTGCACTCCAGCGGCGAGTGGATCGAGAGCCACATGCCGATCAAGGCCAGCCTGGCCAATCCGCAGCAGGTGGCGTCAGCGATCACCTACGCCAGGCGGACGGCCTACTGCTCGATCATCGGGCTGGCGGCCGACGACGACGACGACGGCCAAGAGGCCGCAGACGCTGCGGCTCAGGTGTCTGCCAGCAGCAGCGCCCGGATCGAACTGCTGGCGATGCAGAAGCTGCGGCAGGCATCCAGCCAGGCCGAGCGCGACGACGTCATGAAGCGCGTCCTGGAGCACAAGCGGACCGGAGGCATCGCTGAGGATGCGGTAGCCCGCCTCGACAAGGAGTTCGAGAAGCTCGCTGAGAACCGGCATGCGGAGAACAAGAAGCCGGCCAGGAAGGCCGAGCCCGTAGCCAACTGATCACGCACGGAGTGCTGACCGCCTCCGCAGGCTGCGCCCCTCAGCCTTCAGCACTAGGGGCACCGCTTACTCAAGGAAGAGTGCAATGGTCAACCAGGAACTGATCGACCTCTGCCGGCTGGTCGTGGCCGCCATCCAGGACACGGACAGCTTCGACTCACGGCAGCTCCGCAAGCTGATGCTGCACATCGTGCCGCAGCTGCTGGCGGAGATCGACATCCTCGCGGCCGTTGCCGCATCTGCCTCCGAGCGGGCCGTCGAGCCCGTCGCAGAGGCCAAAGAAGAGGTGCCTCCGGCGGCAGTGGAACCGCCGGCTCCGGCGCCCACCCGCCGGCCAAGCCGCAAGAAGAAAGGGAAGAAGCGTGCGCGTTCCTCTTCGTGACTACCAGCGTTCCAGCGTGGCTACCGTCTGCCAGGCCGCCAAGTCAGGGCAGCGCCGGATCGTCGTCTGCCAGCCCGTCGGCTCCGGCAAGACGGAGGTCATGGCTGAGCTGTGCCGATTGGCCCGTTTTCCGCTGCTGATCGTGCCTCTGGTGGACCTGATGCGTCAGGGCCGGGACCGCCTGGAATTGAGGCTTGGAGAGCGGTGCGACATTGAGCAGGGCGGCAACTACGCCGAGACCATCGAGGGCCTGCGGCGCCGGGTCATCGTCGGATCCCGGGACAGCCTGCTTTCCAGCAACCGCTACAAGAGCCAGGCCTACGAGCGGGTGACCCTCGTCATGGTGGACGAGTGCCACGTGGGCATGACGCCCCGCATGGAGGAGATGCTGCGGTGGTTCGAGGCTCGCGGAGCCACCATCGTCGGCATGTCGGCCACCCCGTACAAGGGCAAGGGCAAGGCCCTGAGGTACTGGCCCCGCCCGCAGGTCGTCTACTCGCTGATGGACGGCATTAACGACGGATATCTCGTCGGGCCAAAGTGCCACCTCTCGGAGGCCAAGTCGTTCGACCTGACCATGATCGAAGACGAGGCTGGGGAGTGGGACAAGCAGCAGCTGGCGGCCGTCCTGACCGCCGAGCACTTCGCTCAGGAGGTCACCAGCCTGGTCCTCTCGACGTATCGGCAGCAGCCGTCCGTCGTCTACGCATCGAACCGCCGGCAGGCCGAGCTTCTGCGGGAGGTGTTCGACCGCTACCAGGCGCGCGTCAGCCTGGTGCACTGCAAGCAGAACCTCGTCGAGCGGAAGGACAACATGACGGCCTTCCTGTCCGGCGACACGCGCATCATCGTGAACGTGGGGATTCTGGGGTACGGCTGGGACCACCCGGAACTCCGGAACATCTACATGGCGGCGCCCACTCGGTCGCTGTCTCGGTATGAGCAGCGTCTCGGGCGCGGGACTCGGCCGCTGCCTGGCGTGATCCACCCAGACATGACACGCGACGAGCGTCTTGCGGCGATCGCCGCTTCGGCCAAGCCGCACTTCTCCATCTACGACATCACCGACAGCAGCCGGAACCATCAGCTGCTCAACGCGCTCCAGGTTTTGGACGCCAAAAGCCTGGCCAAGCCCTTGCGCCGAAACCGCCTTTCGGGCATGCTTTCGATGGACGGCACGGATGCCGTCGCGGCCATCAAAGAGGCCGACGAATTCGATCTCGCCGAGCTACAGGCGAAGGCACAGGAGGCCATCGAGCGCAGGAAGCGCCTGATCGTCGGGGTCAACTTCGACCACGAGACCCGCGATCTCTTCTCCGAGCCTGAGTCGAAGAAGAAACGCGGCTGGCGGATGATGTACGGGAAGTACAGGGGCATCACGCTCGACTCCATCCCGGATGGGTACCTGTCTTGGGTTCTGGAAAGCCAGAGAAAAGAGACTCCGTTCAAGGCGGCCGTCCGCCGGGAGCTGGGGCGCCGCAAGGAACAGCAGCCTGCCAAGTAGGCGGGCCACCGGAGCAATACGATGGTTGTGTCATTGCTGAAATCGGGGTGTCGATGGCTGTGGAGCGGCTCCTGCGGGCCGGCTTCCGCGTCGCCATCCCGGTCGTGGACGACGGCTACGACCTGCTCGCATTCGACGACCGCCGCTGCTGGCGATTGCAGGTCAAGTCTGCCGGCGGTGGAGGATGCGCCAACGACAGGGCCCGCGTGCGCATCACGCGAGGCCGGCGGCGCGGCGGACGGTACAGCCCAGAGCACGTCGACGCCTTCATCGCCGTCAACGTGCGGACGTCGGTCGTCATGTGCGTGCCGACTACAGAAGCACGCGGCCGATGGCTGCGATGGAGCGCCGCACACAGGTGGTCCGACATGGGAGTCCTCAGGAGCATCGACCACCGACGCTGACTGACAGACAACACGAACGGCTGCGCGGGTTGGGAGAACCTCTGGCGCGCAGACGCATGACCCACGACCAGAAGGGATCGTGACGACAGTGGGTAGGCCAGCCGCAAGCGACAGGGCCAAGTCACGCGGGCAACAGGATGCTCGATAAGCAGGTCGCATGCCTCCGCCCCTGTGGCAAGGAGGACACCCCTACGCGTCCTAACTGACAGTGGGCAGGTGGCGGCTAACCCTAGCCTTCGGGCTGGGGATTAGTCGCCGTCCACCCGCAGCGAGCCTTCAAACAGTGAGCAGATTTCTTTTATAGGGCCCTTTGAACAGGGAACTTGGATGTCCGGGACTCAGTCGATCTCTCTGCTGCGGCTCACCGACGAAGAAGGGGAACAGATGGTCTTCGCCTGCGTACCGAAAGGCTCAACCAGCCTGGTGTGCATGGGTGAGGAAGACTCCTGGACGGAGACCTGCAAGCCGGTGACCAGCGTCATCGTGGACGTCAGCGGCGTCCTGCAAATCACGAACTCTCAGGACTTGGCTGCACTCTCGGCGTGGCTGGGGGCGGCCTCCGTGTGGCTCAAAACCATCCAGATCGAAGAGGAGGCGGACGATGAGCGGGATGCTGGCTAAGGCGCTGTCGGCGCTGATCAAGAGGAACGAGGGCCTGGCCCATAGCGCCGAGACGGTCGGCCGCCTGGTGACCATGCGCCCCCACAGGCGCGAGCAGGCGGTGGATCTCGCCACCGGCCTCAAGACATACCGGATGACGATCGAGTTTCCGTCGGAGGCAGAGCTATCCGCATTCCACGCAGCGCTCGCAGACCTCTCAGACCGCGCAGTCGGAGGCGACGGTGAATGACTCTCGTGCGGAACTATCGTCGTTCGCGCAGGAGTTCCCCTACTGCGCTGTGTGCTGGAGCCGCGACGAGGCTCTGCACATCCACCACCTGCAGCAGGGAGCCGGCCGTTCGCACGACAGGCGCAATCTCCTGCGCCTTTGCAGATGGTGCCACGACGGCCTGCACTTCGGCGGGAAGCACGACCTCAAGAAGGGCATGCTGCTCACTGCAAAGAGAGAAGTCGACGACGCGAATTATGACCCGCAGTTCCTTGCGCAACTTCGTCTTAAAAGGCATCTTGGGTACGGCCCGCAGCGCTACCCGGTTCGCGTGTTCGTGTTTCGCAGGAAGAACCGACCACCACAGGAGCTGATACGCATGGCGATCAACAGCCGACAGAAAGGGAAGCGCGGCGAGCTCGAGGCCGCAGCGGAATGGAATCGCCTGGTCCCGAAGGCGATGGCTCGTCGCAGCCAGCAGCACTCTGGAACCGAGTCGGCGTCGGACCTCATCAGTCCCGGCACGCCGCATCTGTGGCTGGAGGTCAAGCGCGTCCAGAAGCTCAACCTCACAGAGGTGTTCGAGAAGTCGCGAGAGCAGTGCGGCGAGCTGTGCCCTGTAGTCCTGCACAGGAAGAACGACAGCGAGTGGCTCGTGACCTTTCCGCTGGAGGACATCCGGCGGTTCGTCCAGCAGGTGCAAGGGGCGCAGTGATGCCGAGCAACCACGAGTTCCTGATCAATGGAGTGCGCTGGCTCTGGCGGTACGCCCGCCTGCGCGGCGCCGCCGACGGATGGGCATTCGTCAAGACCCCGAAGACGCCCAACACTCCGGAGAGAATCATCATCGACGAGAGGCTGTCTGGAAGGAAGCGCCTGGAGATCGAGATCCACGAGTTCCTGCACGCCGCCAATCCGACGCACGACGAGGAGCACGTAGACCAGCAGGGCAAAGACCTGTCCCGCATCCTCTGGTCGCTGGGCTATCGGCTCAGGGAGGAGCAATGAAAGTCAATCTCGAATGGTTCGAGGTGTCACGGGCGGCGCTGGTCGGCGTGTCTCGCAACGTCGAGGCGCTCCGCAAGAACTGCTCGGCCACCCTGCAGAAGCCGACCGACGAGTGGAGCGCCCACATACTCGGCGCTCTCGGGGAGTGCGCGTTCGCGAAGTGCACGAACCGCTACTGGAACGGGAGCGTCAACACCTTCAAGGCCGGCGGCGATCTCGGCGACAACATACAGATCCGCACCCGCTCCAAGCACAGCTACGACTTGATCGTCCGCGACGCCGACCGGGACTCGGACGTTTTCGTCCTGGTGACTGGCGGGCCGCACGAGTTTCGGATTCACGGATGGATGCCGGCATCGGAGGCCAAGCAGGCCAGGTTCAAGGCGAACTACGGCGGCTACGGAGATGCGTACTTCGTCCCCGCCTCAGCCCTGCGGCCCATCGACCCACTGATTTGCAAGGAGTGCTGATGAGCGTCACGACTATCGGCTCGCCTGCTGCGCCACGAATCAAGCCGACCACCATGCAGACGTTCACTGGCAAGCTCGTGGACCTGGCTAACTTCCAGCCGGACGACGTCCGCCTGCCGGATATCGCCCATGCCCTGTCGCTGATCAACCGCTTCACGGGGCACTCGAAATGCCCGTACTCGGTCGCCCAGCACAGCGTCATGGTCAGCAACCTGACGCCTCCCGAGCACGCCCTGTGGGGGCTGCTGCACGATGCGAGCGAGGCGTATCTGGGAGACGTGGCCACGCCGCTCAAGAACGCCCTTCCTGGATACAGGGAGCTGGAGGAGCGGGTGCAGCGCACCATCGCCGGCGTGTTCGGCCTCTCGTGGCCAATGCCAGCCACCGTCAAGGAGGCGGATCTCCGCGCCTTGATGGCGGAGAAGAGGGACCTGATTCCCGGCGACCACGACTGGGGAATCGACGTTGAGCCGCACTGCGGCCCGATCAACCCGTACTGCTGGACGCAGGCGCGGGAGCTGTTTCTTGCTCGTTACAGGGAGTTATCGCGATGGGGAAGATGACGGAGGACAGGGCGGTTCGTTACTCAAGCGGGGCTGTTCGTTCGAGCGACGCGGAGGCGACGCGGTACGACCTGATCACGCCGATCGGCCTGGCGGCGGTAGCGGCGGCGTGCGCAGAGGGCGCGGAGAAGTACGGAGACTACAACTGGGAGAAGGGGATGCCGGCCAACGACATGCTCAACCATGCGCTGCGGCACATCTACCTTTTCTTGGGCGGGGATAGGTCGGAGGACCATCTGGGTCACGCCGCGTGGAATGTAATGGGCGCGATCCACTCCCTCGAGGTTTGGCCGGAACTAAACGAGGGCACGCTCCGCACCGGCTTCTGTAACCCCCCCGAATGAGCCAGGACAAGACCAGCAGCCCAGACGATTACCGAGTCCCGGACGTAGAGAACAGGTGGCAGGACTTCCTTGTGGGGGTCCTGGCGCACACCGTTGAGCTTTGCATGTGGCTGTCGGCCAAGACGGCCGGCCGCTGCCAGCAGGCGTACCCTCGCACGCTGCACAGGCGGCTGCTGAACGCCGCCACAGCCTGGCGGTGGGTGTTCACCGAGCCCGAGTGCGAGCTTCCGCTCGAGGAGGTGTGCCTTTTTTTGGGCCTTTCCGTCGGGTGCGTGCGCTCCCGAATCCTGGCCGCGTGCTCGCCCCCGCCGGACATAAACCAGGTAGTGGCCAAAATCCTTCTTGAGTGCGGGGACTGCGATGGCAAGCCTAAAAGAAAAACTGCAGCTGCTCGTCGAGTGGTCGCCCTTGATTGGGCTCGCCTCAGAGATTTCCGCCGCCAGCACCCCGCTGGAACGGGCATTGAAGATTTCCGCCGCCTTGAGATGGGCGGCTTCCAAGACCCAGACGACGGTGGACGAGGAGGTAGTCGAGCTCCTGGAGGCCGTGCTCCGCAGCCAGGAGGGTGCAGCCCTGTTCAACTACCTGGTCGACCTGCTGGGCGCAGTCGCGTTCGCGGAAGTCGGCGAGCTGGAGGATGAGTGATGGTTTCGACGGTCGTGTCGGCGGTCGGCTTCCTGGCTGCGGCAGCGGCTGCGGTCCTGCCCTACCTGCCCAAGCCAGCCCCTGCCGATGGCGTGTCGCCTGGCGACCGGGCGGGCTGGGTGAACCGCCTGTTCGTGCTGGCGTCGCAGGCTGACAGCACTGGCGAGCCGGCCATCGCAGCGGCCGCTCGATCCCTCATCGCCGCATTGGTGGCCGAGAAGGAACTGCCGAGAAAGGGCCGGTAATGCGTAGGGCTGTGGTACTTCTGGGGCTGGTCGCCGGCGTGGCCGGGCTGGCGGTCGGCTACCTGCCTGCCGTCAAGCCGGTCGTGGTGCCGGAGGCCACGAGCGTGCTGTCGGGCGTCAGTGCCGCCGACAAGGCCATCCTGCGGGAGTTCTATTCCGCTATGGCCGACATCGTGGTGCGGGACGGCGACGCCAAAGAGCCGGCGTGCAAGAGCCTGTTCGACCTGCGGAACCGCCACAAGTTCGCCCTGTCGATGGCGTTCACTAAGACGGGCATGGCCGGGAGATATCCCGGACTGGGCGGCCGGCTCGATGAATACCTGCTCGCCGCCGTCGGGAGCCAGGACTTGCCGCTGACTGCGGAACTCCGAGAGTCGGCCGCAAAGGCGTTCGCTGCGATCAAGTAGGTGAGGCATGGCCGAAGACTTATTTGCCTCACCGCAGGACATCGTCCGAGCGTACAACAACGGACTCATCGGGTCGTACTGCGACCCGGATGCGACAGCCAGGCTGCTCTCTTCCCTGCCGATGCCGCTGTTTGGGGACACGCTCTCCGGCAGCGGCGAGGGCAAGGTGTCGCTGCCGTACAAGGCGGTCGTGGCCTTTGAGTTAGCCATCGGCAGAGAGCCATACGACGAGACGCAAACCACAGGCGACTGTGTCAGCCACTGTGTGCGTGGTGCGGCGGACGTAGCGAGGGCGAACGACCCCGACATCCACACGACAGAGGACTGGGTGGACCGCACCGCCACCGAGCCGCTGTACGGAGCCAGAGGGCACGGCGGGCAGGGGGCCAGTTGCTCCGAGATCGTCCGCTGGGCGCACCAGACTGGCGGCTTGATGCTGCGGCAGAAGTACGCCGACCTCAACCTCGACCTGACGATCTACAACGCATCCGTCGGCATCCGCTGGGGGTCGCGTGGCGTTCCAGCCAACGTCACGAGCGAGGCGAAGAAGCATCAGATCGGCACCATCAGCCTGGTGACCACCTGGCAGCAGGCCCGTGATGCCATCGCCAATGGGTACGGGCTGGTGTGCTGCTCGGACGTGGGCTTCCAGTCCATGAAGCGGGACTCGGATGGCATGATCCGCCCGTCTGGCTCTTGGAACCACGCGATGCAGTGGCACGGCGTGGACGATACCCGTCCCGGCGACTGCCGGTTCTGCGTCCAGAACTCGTGGGGATGGAACGCCCACACCGGCCCGAAGGTACACGACCAGCCGGAGGGTTCGTTCTGGATCGACCAGCGCACCGCGCAGCGGATGATTGCGCAGGGAGGCACCTATGCGGTTAGCAATGTGGTGGGCTTTCCTAAAAGGACGCTCAAGGACTGGGGCGGACGGGAGATACTGGGATGAAGATTTCCGCCGCTACTGTCGCCGTATGGCTCGCGTTTGCCCCCGCCGGGCCGGCGCCTCAGCCCAGTCCGCAGCCCGTGAAGTGCTGCGGCAAATGCAACGGGACCGGCATGGTGTGGAGCGGTGACGGACTCCAGCGTTTGCAGTGCCCGTGCCCGGCCACCTGCCCGTG